GCCTTATCGCCAAGGTGCAAGCTGGGTGATGAATGCATCGACCTTGTCGATTATTCGCCGGTTCAAAACGGCGGATGGTGCATTCATCTGGCAACCGAGCCTTGCCGCCGGACAGCCGGATATGTTGATGGGCTATCCGGTCATTGAGGCCGAAGACATGCCCGACATATCGGCGAACAGCCTGTCGATTGCCTTTGGTAATTTTAAAGCGGGCTATTTGATTGCCGAACGGAGCGAGACCAATATCTTGCGCGATCCGTATTCGAACAAGCCTTATGTCCATTTCTACGCAACCAAGCGCATTGGGGGCGCGCTGATTAACTCGGCGGCGATTAAGTTGATGCGCTTTTCCTTGACCTAAGCATTTTGGCCTCTGCCCGCATGATACATGGGCAGGGGTTTTTTGGTTATAAATCGCATAAATAAAACGCCAATATGGCTAATAATGCGCAGCCACGGTTTTGCGCGACCCCAAATTCAAAGGAATATCCGATGTTGAGCCTTGATCCGCTCGGCCTCGACAGCGTCATGCGGGCCTATGTGCGTGTCGATGCAGGCACTGATGACAATATGCTCGCCGCTTGCGTCACCGCCGCGGTTGAACATGCCGAGCAGTTTACGCGGCAGATACTGATCCGCCGTGGCGCCAAGGATATCGTCACAACAGGATCGGGCTGGCAAATATTGCAGGCGATGCCCGTGCAATCGGTCGTGAGCGTGACAGGCATTCCGGCCGAGGGCGCCAGTTTTGCCTTGGCTGCGTCCGCATGGGAGGCAAAGATCAGCTCCCGCGGCGAAGCCTATTTCCGGGTGCTACAACCGGGCAGTGCCGGGCGTGCGGAGGTATCGCTGAGCGTGGGCCTATCGGCGAATTGGGCTAGCCTGCCGGAATCGCTTCGGCTTGGCTTGTTGCGGCTGACGGCATATTTCTACAACAATCGCGACGCGAGTGATGATGCGGGGCCACCTGCCGCCGCACTGGCGTTATTGCTGCCGTTCCGCCGGGTGCAATTGGCATGAGCGGCGAATTTGCAGGCACGCTGCGCGAACATATCGTCATCGAAACACGGCTCAGCACGCGCGACAGCCGTGCAGGGGCGGTGGGCAATTATCGTTATGATGGGCAGGCTTGGGCCGCCGTATCGCCGCTCATGCCCGCCGACCTGACACGCGCCGATGCGCTGTCTGCCATGCCGCGTTGGCGGGTAACAATCCGCAAACGCGAAGGCGTGGGCCTTGGCACAAGGCTCACATGGCGGGGCAAATATCTCGCAGTGCGCGCGGCGCTCAGCGATCCGCAAACGCCCGCGCAGATGCATCTGACCTGCGAAGAAGTGCGATGAAAACCGAACGCCTGACCGCCAAAGCCGACGCCTTGGGCGCGGCGCATGTGCAGCAAGTAACCGACCAGTTGATGGCAACCAAATTGCCGCCAGGCGTGCGGGCCGAACGCCGTGCGGACGGCGTGACTTTAGTCGCCAAAAACCTGCGCCGCCGGATGCTGGAAGACGCGCAATTACGGAGTTTTGGACGATGAGTGATGCAGTGCAAGCCGTGCAAGCCGCCGCTGTGGCGGCGCTATCGGCGCATCCGCTGTTGGCGGCGCAATTGACGGGCATTTATGACGGCCCACCGCCCCGCGCCGCCTTTCCTTATGTCGCGGTCACCGACGGGTTGGTGAGCGACTGGAGCACGAAGACGCAAAAGGGCCGTGAAATCCGTCTGGCGTTTACCCTGTGGGATGATGGCGAGGCTGCGACGCGGCTGGCGGACCTGATGGGCCATGTCGACGACGCCTTATTGGCGATCCCGCGCGACTTATCAGGCTGGCGAATTGCGACTGTGGTCTTCCTGCGATCGATGATCGTGCGCGATCCGGCGGGGCCATGGGCGGGGCTGGTTGAGCACCGCGTCCGGTTACTCGCGGTCTAACTCAAGCAATATTTTCTCCGCCGATGTGCGGACATTCTCGAAAGGATAGGAGCATATGCCAGTAGAAAGAGGAAGCGCCTTCCTGTTGAAGGTTGGTGATGGCGCAGCGACGCCTGTTTACGCAACGGTTGCGGGCCTGCGCACCACGCAAATGTCGATCAATGGCGACCCCGTGGTCATCACCCATAAGGGCAGCGGCGCGTGGCGTGAGCTGCTGTCGGGCGCGGGTGTGCGGTCGGTGTCGGTGTCAGGGGCGGGCGTGTTTACAGGCTCGTTGGCGGAGACCCGGATTAAGAACAACGCCTTTTCGGGGCAGTTGGATGATTATGAATTAAGCTTTGAAAGCGGTGAGCGATTGCGCGGAAAATTCCTGGTCGCGCGGCTCGATTATGCGGGCGATTTCAATGGGGAGCGGTCCTACACGCTGGCGCTCGAAAGCAGCGGAATGGTGACGTCACTATGACGCGGTTCGCCAATCAGGTGCGTGGCGAGGCGTCGTTATTGCTCGACAGCGGGGCGGTTGTTTTGCGTCCGAGCTTTGCCGCTTTGGTTGCGGCAGAGGATGAGCTGGGACCGTTATTTGCGCTGGTTGAGCGCGCGGCGGCGGGCGAGATGAAGCTTTCCGAAATGGTCGGTTTATTCTGGCATTGCCGTCATGCAACCGACGCCAAAATGACGCGTGCCATGTTCAGCGAGAGCGTAACCAAGGCCGGGCTTTCGGCGATGACGCCAGCGCTGAAAATCCTGCTGGGTCAGATATTGAGCGGGCGATGAGCTTTGCCGATGTTGCGACCCAATTGGCGGCGCGCACGGCCGTGATTTTGGGCTGGCGGCCCGATGATTTCTGGAACGCTACACCCGCCGAACTGCTGGGCATATTGCAGGTGCTTGCGGGCGACGGGGCAACGCCGCCCAGCGCGGATGCGCTACACCAATTGATGACGCGGTTTCCAGATAGCCCAAGCGGAGAGACATGATGGATGAAGAAATTGACCGGCTGGTGGTGTCGGTGCGTGCCGATACCCGCGCCTTTGCGCGCGACGTGGCCACGATGCGCGCCGAACTCGACGGGCCATTTGCCGACGGGTTGGAACGCGCCGGATCGGCGCTCGAACGCGGGCTGACCAGCGCCATTCAACGTGGTAAATTTGGCTTTGACGATTTGCGCCGCGTGGCCTTGTCTGTGTTGTCGGAAATAGCCGCGGCCGCCATTCGTTCGGGAATGAATGGGGGCAGTGGCGGGGGTGCTGGCAATCTGCTCGGCACTTTAGGGAATTTGCTCGGCAATGCATTAGGCGCGCCGGGTCGCGCGACGGGTGGACCAGTGTCGCCGGGCCGTGCCTATCATGTGGGTGAGCGTGGGCCTGAATTATTTGTCCCCACAAGCAGCGGGCGAATTGAAGCATCGCCTGCGGCCGGCACACCAACTTATGTCCGGATGACAATCAACGTTTCGGATGCGCGCGGCACGGCGCCCGCTGCGCTTGAACGGTCGTCGCGCCATGTTGCACGCGCGGTCCGCCAAGCCTTGGCGCGGGATTGAGCCATGGCTTATTGGCTATGCGACAAAAGGCGGCAGCAAAAATCATCGCCGGTGATGCGGTTTGACCCCCGTTTTTGGACGGTGAACTTTCCGCGCCCGATGATGGCATCGGTGGTAACGACTGGCCCGGAATCTTTGCGCGCAGAGGCGGTGTTTTACCGCGGCAATGATCTGGCGGGTTTGATCTGGGACAGTGTAGATGCATGGGATCACCCGTTGCTTGCATATGAAACCAACCGCGATTACCGGCGGTTGACGGTTAGTTTCCGGTGGCGGTCTGAAGGCATCATGCCGTTGGATGCTATCAACGGCCCGACGCTGACCATATCTGGCCGCGATGCCCAAGGTGCAGCCAAAAGCTGGTATGTCCGCTTGTGGAATTATGCCGTCGGCACGCCGCAGGATGCGGAAATCATCCTCGATTTTAGCGACCTTTCTGGTGGGTTTTTATTGCCACAAGAGGGCGACCCTGTGTTCGCGGGCGACATTGACCGGATGTTCATATCGCTTATTCCGCCAAGCTATACAGGACAGCCCGGCAGTTTGAGTGCCCCGGCAGAAGGCTGGGTCGAATTAAGCGAAATCCGCTGCGATGGCGCGGGCGTGATGTTGGATATGGGCGATGTGATGATCCCCGAACATGACCTGAAAATGGCGACGGGATATGATGATGCTTATAACCAGACGCCCGCGCGTCTGATGCGGCAAATTCTTGCCTTGGGCTATCGCGGGACAATCAACCATTATGTCGGCATGAGCCATTATTTTCGGCTCGAGCCGCTGGGCAATGCGCATTATGTAAGCCTCACGGGCGGCGCGTTGAATATGCCCTGCATCGCTTGGCACCGCAGCTTTGCCGCGCAGGCAAAGGCGCTGGGTTATGATCTGATTTTCTCGTTAAGCTATGAATTGTTCGACGCGCATTGCTGGAATGATTGGAAGCAACGCGCCTTTAATGGGGACCCGGCGCTCACGGCTTGGGAACCGCCCTC